TATATTGTGAGGAATAAATTCTTGGAGCAAAATATTTAACAGAATCTATAGATTCTATTTCAGAACCATTTTGAGATAGTTGATTTGTTATAACCGAAATCGAACCTATGTCAATTAGTCCATTATTCGCGTTTCTAATACTTCCGGCAAAAGAAAATGAAGAAGCACCATTACCTTCTTCTCCGTCAGTAACAATGTAATTTACTGTAATTACCGCATTATTTTCTAATTTTTTTCCAATCAGTCCATCACCAAAAAGTAATTCATATTTTTCATCCTGAACTTCTTGTAATAGATAGATTCTTGATGTTGAATTTACATCGAGAATATTATCGACAGAAGAATATTCAACTCCAAGTCCACTATCATTAATTCCTTTTACATAAACTGAGATTGTGGAAGTATCAATAAATGAGTTGTTTAAAATAAATCTTTGATCCAGAGACCCATCCACCACAAATTGCTTCGTTAGAAATGTCCCTTGATAGACATCGATATTATTAAAGGATGCTATTCCATTTACAACATTTGATGATATGTTGTCTGGAATTGAAAAGGTATATGATGTGTTATCTACAGAACCAACACACACCAGACCTGCCTGTAAGGTAATTGTAGGAGTATTTACGGCAGATACATTAAAAGATACCTGTGCCTTTGCCGCCGTCCTAGAGCGAGGTACATAACCAATATTTCTTGCTAGAGAAACTACATTTTCACGAACAGTTGCAGAATCCAGAAAGGATTCGTTCACAACCATATTCGAGTTGAATGCTGTAATATAGGTATTATACGCTAGAGTATCGATCAATACTGAAAAATTAGACCCCTCAAAGTCAAAATCCGTGAATGTTGAGTTGGCACGGAGATAATCCTTGATTGAAGTCTTTATCTGATCAAAATCTAGATTTGTAAATTTAGTGAAAGGCATTTTATCTTGTTGCCTCTAGTATGAATGAATATTCTTGAGTTGGAAATTCTTGTCCTATAATATCAAAAATGATTGTTACATTAAATGTATTATCATCTGGAATAGGTTCCACCTGAACTTCCACATTATTAACTCTTGGTTCGAAGTTATTAATCGATATTTCAATTTGACTTTGTATTACTGATGCAGTACCAAAATCAACAAATTCAAATAAACTTCTTGTAATATCAGATCCTAAGAGTGAATTGAAGAATCTTTCGGTTGGAATAGTTTCTACAATATTTCTTACTGATCTACGAATCGCATTTTCATTCTTTAGTATCGGAAGATCCTTTGTTACTGGATGTGGTTCAAAGGATAAACTGATATCTTTGAATGATCTGGATATCCTTTGAATTGTCATTGAAAGAAAGGTTTTTATTTATTTATACCTACTTCCAGGCAGAACCATAATTAGGTTCTGTTCCATAAGACCAATCATCATAGTCTTCATCATTACGAATTTTTTCGTGTAATTCAACCTGTTTTTTTAGGTTATGTCTGGGTGCAAGATCATAAACTACCTCTTGAATCACTCTTTTTTGATTTACTTCGGATTCGAATAGCATTTGTGAAACTCCTGTTTTATTTTTAAAACAGAACTTTTATAAAGGAGGTTTCTATCTCCTATTACTATTTAACGATTTACTTCACGAAGTCTAAAATTATTGGAATCTAAGTATTTTAATAGTTCAATGGCAATTAATTTGGGATTTCCTTCACCACAAGTATAAACATCTATGGCAATACACCCATTTTCAGGCCATGTGTGGCAGGATAAATGACTTTCTGAAAGTGCAATTACTATAGTACATCCTTGAGGAAGAAAACAATGTGAAAAAATATTCAAAATAGTCATTTTGGCACGTTCAATTCCACGCACCATAGTTTCTTGAAGGGCAGTACCATCATTTAAGAGGTCAAATTTGACATCATACACCTCTAGAAGTAGGTGCTTACCCATTGAATACTTTTCCAATTAAAATTATACCAAAAATTTATTTATCGCATTAAAAAAGTGGGACATGCCCACTTGAATTATTTTTTCTTTCTACTATTGGATGCTCTTTTTTGAGCATCCGATCTACACTGCCCAGTTGCTTTTCTTTTATCTCCGTTACCAAAGGTTGGATTTTTTTTTGGTTTCTTTGCTGCTATTTATTTTCCCTGACCTCTGTACTTTTTATCAGATCCGTTACGAGAAGAAGCGGCATACTTAGTATTCACTCCACAACCTTGTCTAGTTTTCTTGGGGCGAGACTCAATAATTTGCTTTGCACCCGATGATTTCTTAATTGCCATTAGTTTTCTCCTATAATTTCAGTTTTAATTTCATTTGGATTTGGAGAACCCGTCCGATAAAATTGTTCCGACAGATCCTCCATAGCATTGAAGTATTCTTCCTCTGTAAGGTTAGAATAAATCGTTTGACCCTTACAGATTATATTGTAAGATTCGTTAAACATCAAATCACTCTTGTCTTTTCGTGACCAACTCTAATACGAGGATCGCACCAAATCTCAAATCCTGCTTCCTTTGCATCTAAACAGAATGATACATCCTCTCCACACATATCCTGAACCTGCCCAGACTCAAAGACTTGCATCTTTGGAGCAAACCATGGATATGTCATTTCAGAATGTTCAAATACTCCATTCTTAATCAGTAACCATCCAAATCCTGCATAGTCTACTGTGAATGGTTTACGACGCTTAGAGATGCTATCTACAGTCTCATGATTCATGACTCCACCATTATTGCGGAAATCATCTTCTTCCATCCAGTGTGCCACGGAAGTTGTATGACCATCTTCTGTTGCATACCATCCAGATGCAATATCCTTATCCATTAGAATAAGTTGCCAAAACTTTTCACTATTGAAGACAATATCAGAGTCAATCCAAAGTTGCCAGTCATAATTAAGTTTTCCATCCCATGGAAGTTGATCCGGACCTCTTAATACATTTGCCCCCAAACATTTGCATCTTGCAAAGTTTACCATGGATGAATAATCTTGTGAGATTTGAATGCTTGCTCCTGACTGAACTAGGTCAAAACAAAGTTGAACAAAACTTTTTAGATATGTATAGGATACTCCTCTACCAGGAAGACAAAAGACAATTGATTTGCCTCTTACCATTTCCTTTGCAAGTTCATAGTCCCATTCGAGTTCTTTATTTGCTGCCACTGGGGCAGATGCTTTTACGGTAAATCCTTTAGCCATAATAGTAAGTAGTTACTTCAGTATCATACAACATTATATATCACTTGTCAATCGGTGCGTTCTGTGAGAATTACATCATTTCCCTCAATCTTAAAACTAATCTCAGTGTCTTCGTACCATGAGAGTTCATTGGCGATACTCTCTGGGATAATCACATAATAGTCGCCAGTAATTGGATCGACTTGTATGGACTCGAAAATTTCCTCAGAATTTTTTTTCATATGTGAGTTATAAGGTTTCAATTTTTATATATGGAGGAATTTTTTTATTTTTGGGGGGGTATTTAAAATTTAATTATAGCACACAACTTAGCTGCCTTTCGTAACACTTTGTAGACTTATAAGGTTCCTTGGGCTTAATACGCCCCATGGGGGTAGGGGGGGCGACCCATCAGCATCGCTTAACTGTCCAAACACGAACGATCAGAAGTACTAATCACGAACAAATAGGGGCGCTAAATGTAAACAACTGTCGCCCCACGAACGTATAAAGAATGGGGCAGGATTGCGCCTGCCCCAACTATACTTAGAGTCCGAACTTCTCCCGGCAGATAGGACCAATGCCCAACTGAATCGAAAGGGGATTAGTTAACTCACGGGCACAACATGAACAGGTGCCTGTATTCTGACCGTACAATTTAGCGGCAGCGTAAGGATCAGCAGCGACTGATTGTACTCGCTTGATTAGATCAATCTCACCTAAGTTAGTCTCAGTTGCTGTAACCCAACCGAGGTAAATGTTAGACATGGTTCCCCACTGATTGACCTCCTTATCGTGAGAGAAAACATACATCTTCCCAGCATACTTAGAGGGTTTAACTATAAAGTCTGCAAAACGCATTGTGATACGCTTCAAACCCCTATTCTGTGCTTCTTCAATAGCATTTACGATGCCAGCGAAAGTGTAAACGGGACGGGCAGAATGACGGATGATCGGATGGCGCATGATGCTTACCGTGTGGAGAAAAGTGTAAAGAATTGATGGGGGATTGTGAGTCCCCCGAGTGTAACTTAGACGCCTAATTCTCCTAGGCGTAGTGTGATTTTATGGCAGGCAATCCGCTTGCCATTTAATCTAAAATCAGAGCGTAACTTGCCTTTCTGAGTGATGCTAACTCTACAGGCAATAACTACATCGTGCGGCGGATTGCACTCGCCAGCATAACCCTGGCAGTGGTATTCTGCCTCTCCGATAGGTGAGATTTCACGCTTTAATTTAGAATCTAAAACGTTAAGTGCAAACTGCTCAACATCTTTAATACGCTGAAAGTTTTGATCGAAGGTAGAAAGCATGACAGGAAAGTGTAGTGGGAGAGTGTAAAGAATAGGGGTGAGAATGTCACCCCTAAGTATCAGCGGACTTGGATGAAATTAGATACACTGGAGATGGTAAACTCTCCAAGAGTTTCTAATTTCTTCTTCTCCGCCTTGAGTTCTAATTCTTGGCGGTTAATATCAGCGCCAAAGTCTTTGTTTTGGCGGTGGCAGAGTATAACTTTCTTTCGCTTAATCACAATTTCACTGACATTATCAGCGATCATCTGTTTCAGTAAATCTACTTTAAGAGCAGCAAATTGCTCAGAAAGTTTCTTAATCTTGGCGTCAAGTTCGACAACTTTGGAAGCGTTAGTTTGCAGATCCATGGTGTAAAGAATTGAAAGGACGATTGGACATACGAATCCCTTGAAAAATGCACGGCATTTATGAAAAAAACTGAGCGGCGCACGGTAGACCCGCCCGACCCGCGCCCGCAATGCCTCCGGCATTGCCCGCTCCGTTTTTCGTTTTTCAAGGTTCGAGGTAACTGTATCAGGTCCGCCCCGATCCCACAACCCCTAAACGGTATCACCCTGATACCGAATCGCAAACTCGTCTGATCAGCGACGCTGATCGGTCAAACCTTGACGGATGGGCAGGTGGCATGGTTGGAATCTCACCAGCAGCAGCAGCGGTAGCAACACCTAACCAGCAGCAGCGGTAGCAACACCTAACCAGCAGCAACGGTAGCAACACCTAACCAGCAGCAGCGGTAGCATAAAGAACTAAAACAGTGCTAAATGTAAAGAATAACAAACTCCAAAAGTAATAAGAATTAAACAGATTAAGTATAAAGAATTAGACAGGACTGAATGTAAACAATAAACCACACCACTGACCATTAAGTTACATTCAATCCTGTGTAATTCTCTATTCTTTATATCTTCTAATCTTATTTGATTGTTTATACTTTATATCTTCTAATCTTATTTGATTGTTTATACTTTATATCTTCTAATCTTATTTGATTCTTTATACTAACCTCGCAGGACTTCCGCATGATTTATAAAACTCTATCATGCGTTGTGCCTCATCTAGTGTTGTGAATGATTGTGTGCGCCACTGGCATTGATTGTAAGGCGTCTGATATGTTATGGTGTATCCGATTGCATTAACTGGGCGTGATGTGTGTTGCATGATGTGAATCTAGATGATGATTGTGTGTGTATCTCGACGAGATGTGATGATTGTGTGTATCTCGACGAGATGTGATGATTGTGTGTATGTATCTCGTCGAGATTATGTGATGATTGTGTGTATCTCGACGAGATTAATGTGTGCGAATCTAGTCGAGATTCGATTCAGAATCATCATCAGCGCCCCATTGATTGATAATTGCCATCAATTCATCTGTGAGTTCAATGATACCAAACTCATTTAGTTCTTCTACTTGTGAGTTGTTAAGATAAGGAAAATTCATGATAATTGGGGGGGGGGTAAAGAATAGATGGGGGATTGTGAGTCCATCCCCCGTAAAGTTATGTTATGAGAACACAAATCCGTTAGTAAATTCTTCGTCTATAAAGAGTTTATTGGGTCCTACTTGTCCTGCAACCCTACGAATAAACCACTTATAATTTTTCTGGAAGATACCCTCACCTTCAATGCAGAATGCATCGCAAATAGCATTCAAACGGGATTTGGTAGTATTAGATCTAAAACCACCATCAAAGATTGTGAGAGAATCATCATCAATAGTGGCAATATGATTATCATAAAGATATACATGCGACTCATTATCTTTAAAAACAACTTTAGTATTATCAGACTTCCAATCGCGGGATTCATGAATGGCAGCGATCATCTGGGATTCGATCTTACGCATTGGTCTGGTGTGGTGTGTGTGACTTGTTAATTGTAGCAGATCAGAGGCGACCAGTGCGACCCAGTGCCGCCCATTCTACGGAAGTCTTAACAATTCCGTTTCGGACCCATACGATCTGCTGAGTCTTAAGGTCGCTGGCGGGTGATAAGGTCATTGGTCTGGTGGTGTGTGAACTGATACCATTATTGCTCCAAATGGTGCCAGAGTCAAGGGGTTGATTGATCAGCAATCCTGATGGTTCTAGGGGTTGACAAGGGGGGGGAGACCCCCCCATCTACTCTTCACCCCAACTACATTTTTTCTGAGTAGTAATGCCATTGTTAATATCAACCATTCTCTTTATACCTTCCAGGGAATTTGTATTCAATGAAACACCATAGCGGGAGGCAATATAGTAATAAGTGGGGGTAGCAGATCCTGGACCGTAGTGATAGTATGAGACCTTGCGTATAACCCAACCCTTGTAAGTTTCTTCCGAGATAATTCGATAACTCATGGTCTGGTGTGGTGGTGGTGAACTGAGAGAATTCTAGCATGGAATGGGGGAGGGTCCCCCGTATTGGTCAACCAATAATTGCCGCCAAAATTCTGTCGCGTTTCCTGATGCGGTCAGTATGAGCGAACCATAAATCCCTGCGCTTGCCCCTCATAGTGGCACCTAGGACCCCTTCCCGCTCAAGATCGACCATAATTGCATGGATGGTCCCTTTGTGTCTCCTGGGGTCTAATCCCATACCTCTTACAAGGTCCGAGCAGGTCTGGGGTCCCTGCTGAATTAGAGCGGAGCGAATCGCAGTTCTGGTGAGAGCGGAGAAGTTCATTGTCTGGTGTGGTGAACTGATACCAGTATGGGGCACAGCAGACCCCATGAAACGGGGGGGTGTGACACCTTGAGAACTGTCCACTGGTGGGGGTTTATGGGGTCGTTTGGTGTTTATAATAAGTGAACAATCGGCACCAACGGCAGAAGGGTATCTGCCTGATCAATTCATCGTCACGGAACCTGCGATCAAATAATATAAAAAAAGTATAAAGAAAGAGGAGCGATTGCTCCCCTTAAGTATAATCAGATCGCAAAATCGAAGGTTTGGCGGTTACAATTAATCCGCCGAATTGAGTTAACATTGAATGAGCGCCATGCTGGTTCATTCTTCCGCGCTAGGTTAAAGTCCCGAACTCGAATAATGTCGGGATTCTTTACTGCTGTTCCAGTCCCTTTAATCTCATTGCGATCACGGGGATTAAATGATATTTTGCGAATTGTGCCATCCTTTTTAATAAACTCAACCGTTATGATGGTTGAACCAGCAGACTGAAGAAAGGTCCGGATCGTTTCAGAGATTGCCATGATCTGGTGTGTGTGACTTGTTAATTGTAAGGGGTTCAATGGGGGATCAGAGACCCCCCTGTGCCAGTGCTACAAGTGTCCCAGTGGTGGGGGATCAATCATCGGCATGAAAGAATCCCTGAGATTTTAGCACTTCGTAAGCAAATTTTTCGGATTTGGTGAAAGTGTCTAACCCACGCACAACTCGTAATACTTTTATTTGGAGTTCTTCCTCGACTTCAAGCAAGAATGAGGTTTGGTAAAAACCGCATCGATAAAGTCCTGTTATGCTCATTGATCTGGTGCGTGTGGTTGACTTGTTAATTGTAAGGGGTCCAATGGGGGATCAGAGACCCCCCTGTGCCAGTTGTCAGACCGTCACAGCATGTTTCTTACTGTAACCTCCGAACTGATTGTTAACACGACGTAGACGAATTGCAGCGCCCCAGATAGATCCCTTGGGTTGTATTCCATGAACTAATAGAGCAAACGGTTTATCACCAAAACAGTGTGAATCATCATGATCAACCTCTAGACCCAAAGCATCAGCGTCTGCATCATTCAGGCAGACTTTGCTATAACGAGGAAAGTAACCTTCATCAATCAAATAGTCAAACTTACCACCATAAGATGCGGTAAGATAGAAGTTGGAAGGCAGAGGAAAGTGTAAAAATAGTTGAAGACTCTTTGAGTAGCAATAGAATTTAAGATCAGGATTGCGGTGAGCGACTTCAATCCAAGCATCCAAATATACACCAGAGA